ATAAGGTCAAACTCAAATGTTTGCAAACTTGGAAGGCTGAAGCCTCAATTGATGATTTGAGAATGGCCAGCGAGATCAATGAGCACATTAAGCGATTCCGGCCAAAGATGTTGTTATTTGATCGCTACACCACTGCCGGTGTCGCAGCTAGGTTGGCGCATACTGGTGTGCCGGTGATGGAGATTTCAGGGCAACTCTTTGCCAGTGCGTGTGATGAAATGCTTGCAGCAATGAGCCACAACCGGATTGAACACGGGGATGAGTACGAACTAAGCGAATCGGTAAACTCTTGCGCAATGCGCACCACAGATAGCGGTTGGCGAATAGTGCGCCGAAAATCAGCCGGTGAAGTTGCAGCTGCTATTGCCAGCGCAATGGTTATCTGGTACGCAAACAAACCGCAGGCAGTTGCCGCTATTTATGTCAATTAGACACGCCGAGAGCACTAAAGGTTATTTTGTCCCGATTTGTCGTACACTGATGCTATGGGGTTAATGTCTGCACTGCGCTTGGTTGAAAGTGCAATCCCCGAAAGCAAACCAACTATTCAAGCACAATATGCCCCACCAGTAATGGAAGGCTATAGTCCTTATTCTTATTTGAATCCTGCCGTGTTTGTTTCACGCACTGAAGCACTGGCCGTTCCCAGTGTTTCGCGCTGCCATTCACTTATTACTGGTGTTGTTGGCAGTTTGCCTTTATGTCTATTCAAAAAAAGCACAGGTCAAGAATTAGAATCACCAATTTGGTTGGAACAACCAGATTACCGCCAACCGCGTGCAGTTACGATTGCAGCAACGGTTTCTGATTTATTTATGCACGGTGTTGCGTTTTGGGAAGTCACTCAGGTTTTTGCCGACAGTGGCAGGCCTTCAGGTTTTGCTTGGGTTTCATTTGATCGCGTAATACAAACACTTAATGCAACAAATACTTTGGTTATTGGTTACACAGTTGATGGTCAAGGAGGATTGCGACCACAAAACGGCTTGGGAAGTATCGTTACATTTCAAGCACTTGACTCTTTGGGGATATTGGGCCGAGGTGGTCGCACTATCAAAGCCGCGTTAGATTTAGAAAAAGCAAGTGCAGTTGCAGCTAGTACGCCAATGCCTTCAGGTTATATTCAAAACAGTGGTGCAGATTTGCCAGAGGAACAGATTACTGGACTTCTTGGCGCGTGGAAGTTGGCAAGACAACAGAGGAGCACGGCTTACCTTTCAAGCACTCTCAGATTTGAGCCAACTAACTTCTCCCCTAAAGATATGATGTACAACGAAGCAAAACAAGCGTTGGCAACTGAAATTGCAAGACTTTGCAATGTGCCAGCCTGGTATTTGTCGGCTGATCTGAATAACTCAATGACTTACTCAAATGTTGTTGATGAGCGCAGACAAATGGTTGATTACACACTGCGCCCATTTATCTCAGCAATTGAGGAACGCTTGTCAATGGATGATCTCACAGCGCGTGGCAATGAAGTGCGCTTTGAAATTGATGAAACATTTTTGCGATCAGATGCAATCACACGCTTAGCAGTAATTGAAAAAATGTTGGAACTTAATTTGATCACACTAGATCAAGCAAAAGAAATGGAACATCTCACACCGAATGGAGCAGGCAGTGGAACAACCCTTACACCTGACATTTAACACAACAGTTGAAGCAGCAGATGCAGACCGGCGAATCATTGCCGGCAAGATCGTACCCTTTGGCGAAATCGGGCACACCAGTGCAGGCTCGGTTGTATTTGAGCGCAATTCCATAAGTTACAACACCGGTGGCAAAATTAAACTTTTACTTGAGCACAACGCAAAAGATCCAATTGGAATAATGCAAAGTGCAAGTGAGGATGCCTCAGGCATTTACGCATCCTTCAAAGTTGCACCAACAACCAAAGGCAATGATGCACTTATCGAAGCAACAGAGTTGCGCGATGGTTTAAGTGTTGGCGTTATTGTTGATGCAGCAGAACCACGCAACGGCATCCTTTATGTTACAAAGGCAAGCCTGAAAGAAGTAAGTTTGGTACAGGCAGCGGCCTTTTCTAGTGCAGCAGTTCAATCAGTTGCAGCTAGTGAAGTCGAACCTGAACCAGTAGAGGAAACACAAACCCAACCAACCGAAAGTGAGGCCAGCGTGGAAAACGCTACCCCAGCACCCGAGGTAGAAGCCGCCCAAACGGTGGAAGCCTCACAACCAAAATACACACCAATTGCACACACTTCACCCCGTAGCCCAATTTTAACGGGTGGAAATTATCTTGAGCACTCAATCCGCGCAAAACTTGGCAACGAGGATTCCCGTCAATGGGTTTTAGCAGCTGATGATTCTTTTACAACAAACCCAGCATTTTCACCAGTAAGTTATGTACGCGATGTTGCGCAAAATACGAACGCTGATCGCCCAGTTATTGAAGCGTGCGGTGGAACTCGCCCGCTTAATAGTTACGGGATGACGGTAAGTATTCCAAAAATTACGGCAAATAGTACAGCCGCAACCGTTGCAGAAGGTGGCGACCCAACCGCAACAACCGCAATCACTTCCGCTTATATCAACGCAACTGTCATTAAAAAAATGGGATTCCAACGCTACAGCGTTGAGTTGCTTGACCGCAGCGATCCCTCCTTTTATGAAATTATGCTCAAGAACCTCAGAGATGCGTATGCTCAAGCAACTGATGCTTATGTAATTGCACAAATTACTGCTGGTGGTACACAAGCAACTGCAACAGCTGCAGATTCAGCCGGTATTATTTCATTCGTATCAACTGAATCCCCTGCCGCTTATACCGCGACAAAGCGCACCGCAACGGCATTTACATCTGGAACATCCATTTGGAGTCTTTTAATGGGCGCAACAGATACAACAGGGCGGCCAATTTACAATGCCGGAAATCCTATGAATAATGCCGGATCTGCGATTCCGACAAGTGTTCGCGGAAATGTCCTCGGCTTGGATTATTATGTTGATCCAAATATGGTTTCAACTTCAATTGATGAGTCTGCATTTATTATTGAGCCAAACTCAATTGAAATCTTTGAGAGCCCTGCTCTTACACTTTCTACAAATGTACCAACCACAGGTGAAATTGAATTGGCACTTTACGGCTACATTGCCGCAGGTGTCACATTTGCAGGCGGACTTCGCCGTTTCAATCTAACCTGATCTAAACCCTAGACCGGCCGCCCCTTGCCCCTAGTCCGGCAGGGGGTTGGCCTCTAAACTGAAAGGAGCAACCAATGGCCGCCACTTATGTGACGATGGCTGAACTTCGCACAAATCTTGGCATTGGCACGCTCTATTCAGATGCAACAGTTGAGGAAGTTTGCCAAAGTGCTCAAGACATTATTGATTCTTATCTTTGGTATAACTCAGCACTGGTTTATTCAACTGCACTTGATAACAATATTGCGACAATTACAACCACACAGCCCCACGGATTTGTTACCGGCCAAAGCGTAACAATTACCAAATCAGACACGGCAGTATTTAACGGCACTTACACAATAACGGGCTACACAGAGTTCACTTTTACTTATGCAAGAACAGCAAGCAATCAAACAACACATTTGGTGCGACCTTATGGGCTAGTTAAAGGGCCAAATCACAGCACCGCTTATGCAAGCGTTGCAGCAGTGCGTGAAGCCTCAATGATGATTGCCGTGGATATTTGGCAAGCACGCCAAGCCCCAAGCGGTCAAGGCGCAAGCGTGGATGGATTTGCACCATCACCATTTAAGATGGGCAACACTCTTATTGCTCGCGTGCGTGGCCTTCTTGCCCCGTATATGGCACCAACCGCAATGGTGGGGTAATGCCAACCGCAATAACAACCCTGCGCACAACACTTGCAACCACTTTGGCCAATGCTGGTGTTTGGAGCACTTTTGCCTTTCCACCTAGCGCACCAATTGCCAACTCAGTTGTTGTTATGCCTGATGATCCTTATTTAGTGCCAAACAATCAAACCCGCTCAAGCATCCAGCCATTTGCACGGTTCAAAATTATGATCCTAGTGCCATTACTAGACAATCAAGGCAACCTCAACAGCATTGAAACCTTTGCCGTGGCCGTGTACACAAAACTTGCAGCAGCTGCATACACCCTTAACATTTCAGGATTCAGCGCACCTTCAACCTTAGCCCTAGCAACCGGCGATCTTTTGACAATGGATTGCTCAATTGAAGTCCTCACGGATTGGTCATAATATGAATTACAAAGTTTTAGCAGGCACCGTAGGCGGCAAACCTGCCGGATCTATCATTACTGATAAGGACTTGAGTCCTAATACGAACATTGAAGCACTCATAAAGGGTGGCTCAATCAAACCGGTAAACGAAAAACCAAAGAAAGATGAGGAAACAGAATAATGCCAACAACAACCTTCTTAAACAATACTTTGGTTGTGACGCTTAACTCGGTTGATATAAGCGACCAAGTAACAGCAGCAACAATCAATCAAGCATTTGATGAATTGGAAACCACCACAATGGGAAGTCTTTCACACACTTTCGTTGCTGGTTTGGAATCTAGCACCGTAACGCTGGACTTTTTGAACTCTTATGCATCAGCCGAAGTTGCAGCAACCTTGCAAGCAGCTTATGGCACGACCGTGCCCCTGACAATTAAACCAACCAGCGCAGTAATAAGTGCAACAAATCCTGAGTACCAAACCACAATCTTGGTGAACAACCTCACACCAGTAAATGGTGCAGTTGGCGATCTCAGCACACAATCAATCACTTTCACCTGCAACAGCAAAATTGTTGTGGATGTAACCGCGTAACAACTAACCTGAAGGGCTAGGTAATGGCTAAGTTAAAAATAACACGCACCACTGGTGAGGTTCAAGAGTTTGAGATCACACCAATAATTGAATACGCGTTTGAACAGAATAAAAAGAAAGGCATTCACAAAGCCTTTGCTGATGACCAAATGCAATCCGATGTGTATTGGTTATGTTGGGAAGCCATCCGGCGATCCGGCGAAACCGTGCCCGTGTTTGGTGAGAAGTTTCTGGAAACGCTTAAGACAGTAGAGGTATTAGATAGCGACCCTTTAGGGGATTGAGTGGCAAAGACTCACTCACTTATTTGGTCGCTAGTCTAAGTGTTGAAACTGGGATTGCTCCCAGCGAGTTTATCGGGATGGATCCGGTAATGCTCAAGATGATATTACGAGTGCTAGAGGAAAGGACAAAGGCAATCAAGGATGGCAACCGAAAAAGAAGTGGTCGGACTTGAGCAAACTTTGAAAGTACTCAAAAAAGTACACCGTATTGTTTACGATGAAATGAACAAAGAGATTAAAGTTGTTTTAACTGAAATCAGAGATGATGCCAGAGGATTTGCGCCTAGTACGACCCCTGCTGGTTTAAGCAATTGGGCTAAGCAAGCACCAGGCACGGTTTGGGAACGCTTGATTTTTGATCCAGCAGCCATTAAAAAAGGCATAGTTTTCAAAATCGGCAAAACCAAAATTAACCAGCAAGGATTTAGCAGCTTGTTCACCATCATAAACAAAAACGCCGCTGGAATGATTTATGAGGTGGCAGGTACTAGAAATCCCAACGGCAGACCACCGGCAGGAAACTACAAACGCACTCAAACTAAAAAATATAGCAAATCCTATAATGAGGATGCTGGCAGACATTTTATTGATGCCATAACCGCCCAAAGTGTCGCAGTTAGAGGCAAGCAAGGCCGGTTGGTAATTAGAGCCGGAGAGAAAAATCAAAAGCGTGCTAGGGCTGCAATCTTGGTTTCCATAACTAAGGCAACCCGAATAGCCCACGAAAAGATGCCAAAGGCGGTGGCATAATGGCGGCCGAGCCAGCAATTAAATACAGCATCATAACTGCCTATTCAAACAAAGGTGTTGCAGCTGCTGAAAAAGGATTGGCAAAACTTAGCAAATCATTTAAGAAAACAAGCCTTGCCAGAAAATTAACTTTTGCAGCAATGGGTGCAAGTTTTGTAGCCCTTGCAAAGTCCTCAGCGCAAGCAGCAATTGCAGATGAAAAAAGCATCAAGGTACTGGCATTTACTTTGGATAATTTAGGGCGATCATTTCAGCAAGTGCCAATTGAAAACTTTATTGACAAGTTAAGCAGAGCAACAGGCATTGCAGACCAAGAAATTAGACCGGCCTTTGGTCAAATAATTACCGTTACAAATGATTTAGCCAAATCTTATGAGGCGTTGGCTCTTGCAACTGATATTGCAGCAGTCACCGGCGATGATTTTACAGCAATTACAGATGCGTTAAGCAAAGGTTTTGCAGGCCAAACAATGGCACTTAAAAAATTAATTCCTGGGCTTGATCAAGCTGCACTCAAGGCCGGTGATATGACTACATTAATGGAGCAATTAAACAAAACATTTGGCGGTGCAGCAAAAAACAATATAACAACTTATGCAGGTCAATTAGCCATCTTAAAGATATCAGCAGGCAAAGCCCTGGAGAACATAGGCAAAGGCTTGATTAGTTTCTTAAAAGGCTTTACCAAAACTAATTCAATCACTGATCTTGGATTAGCACTTGAGGATTTAGGCGTTAAAATAGGCGATATATTTAGAGGCTTGCCGGTTTACATTAAAACCTTCTTTGCCTCAACAGATAAAGCGTTCCAAGATAGTTGGTTTGGTCGCAATGTCTTATTGCCTTTGATCAATGCACTTGGTAAAGGCTTATCAGATGCAGCTACAGCAGCCTCGGCAGCTGGTAAAAGAATTAGAGAAATGGAAGTTGCTGGTGGTTGGGGCAGGCTATTTGATACAACAGTGATCAAAAAGTTCAATAAGGCAACAAACAAAACCACTGAGGATATGAAAAAAGCGGCAGCAACAACCAAGTTGCAAGGTATGTTTGACATTGATGCAATTCAAATTGCAGCTGCACTTAAGGGCAAAATTAGCGACCTAGACCGCGCAAGCCTTTTAGCAATGCGTGCCCTTAAGACCGAGGATACTAACGACGATATAACAGCCTTAAAAAATCTAGAACAGGCCAAGATTAACGCGGATGCAGCAGACCGCGCACGCAAAATTTCAGCGTTGCAAGACACAATCAACCTCAACAAATTAGCCCTGGCAGATGTTGAAAGCACTTTGGCCAAAATAACCAAACTGCCAGTGCCAATTGTTACTTATGGCGGTGGATTATTTGCAAACACTCCACTTGGGCCGGTTGGCACAAATGCCGGAACCCAAGCACCACAAGCACCAACAATGCCAAGCACTAACGCTGGTGGGGCCACTGCACCTGATTTAAGTGGTTACAGCGCAACAGAATT